CCTGGACAAAATATAAAATCAATTTCAAAAGCAATGTCTGAAACTAAGATTGAAGTTAAAGAAAAGACTGATAGCCTCACCAATGAGATATGGGCCAGATTTGGCAACATGTTTTCAAGAACTGAGATCCATGAACAGCTTCTTGGTTTCAAAAAAATAGACTCCAGTTCCATCAAGAGCATAAATGACTATAAGAGAATGTATAAGACAAGACATAATTTAGTTCACATGATCATCTGTTCTAAGCTCAACAAAAAATATGGTGAGAAATCAATAAAATATTATGTGAATCAAGGTTATAAATTCTCCAGCAACTTCTACAAAGAGGTTTGTGACTTGACCCCAGATTATCTTGACATTTATGATTCAAATAAGGTTGAAATATTTGAGGTTGTTGTATCATCATCCTTTGAAGCAAAAGAGGCAAAGCTGAGTAAATATTCTCTTCTCATCCACATGTTGAAAGATTCAGGATATTCTGTGTCTTATAAAACATTCTTCATATATAGTAAAGACCCATACATTAACAGAGATGAACTCATTCAATTTGGATTGGACGACTTACATCTGACTGTTTTGTACGACATATGTGACAGATTCAATGATTTGCTCTCCTTGGTCCATGAGACTTCAGAAGGATTTCAATTATTTCTTGAGTTCAACAACTACATAGAGTCAAAGATTGAACTGGATTATAGTAAATCTGACTATATGAGCTCTCATGAAACACTCCCGAGCAAGTGTTTCCATGAAAGTGATCCTATTTTTCCCCAAGTGTCACAAATTGAAATGACCACCTTCATTGATGAGGTTAGTAATCTAGTTATGGACATTCATGACCCAATGATGGTGTCAGATGACTTCTCAGAGAAGAAATTTCTGGATGAAATGTCATCCAAGGCAAACAAATTTAAGTACAGAAGTGTTTTACCCCTTCCTTTCTTGGATATGAAGGGAGATGACTCATCTCTAAGATCCACTGAGGATGATTTCCTTGATTGCTCCAACTTCTCTGCAAGAATGGTTGAATCATCAGATCCTGTTCTTTCTCATATAGGTCATGTCTTCAGAGATCATTTTTATGAAGTAGGAAAGAAAGAAAAGATTGATAATAATGATTTTTTAACAAAAATACACCTTGGACCAGAAGTTTCTAGAATTATTGCTCTTGAAGGCCCTGGACGCAAGTCATACATAGCAGCAAACTCAATAGAGCACATAGAGGAGCAGAAGAAGCACAATGGATTGGCACTGTTCCCAGAAATGGATGTTAGTGATATAACTAAAATTTTATTTTTGTTATCAACAAAAAATAATTTGCCAGAAACAGGATCAGTTTTGGGGAATGTTGAATCAATAAGGAATATTTCAGGTCCAGGAATAACATACTTAAAATTCTGCCAGAGCATCTATAGAGAAGTCAATATAAA